GCCGAGAGCACGCCGAGTGGTCACAGGCTACCTTCGGCAATGTCGGTCCGGTTGGCCCGCTAAAGCACCTCAGCAAAGAAGCACTGGAAGCCGCTGCCGAGCCTTGCGACCTGTCGGAGTGGGCTGATATGCAGTTCCTGCTGTGGGACGCCCAGCGCCGTGCCGGTATTACAGATGAGCAGATTACCCAAGCGATGATCGAAAAGCTGGCGATAAACAAGCAGCGTTCATGGCCGGAGCCAAAAGATGGGGAACCTAGGCTGCACATCAAAGAACGACCTCGTAAAAAAGTAGACCGCTGTGATGTTTGTACTGAAGGGGCTCGCGGTGGGTGTGGAACGTGTATTTTTAACGGTAATTTTGAATGAGGTGCTTATGACTTCTACAGACTTTATGGAAGAAAAAGAAGTATTCGAATTGCTGGGAAAGAAAAAAACAGCAGTATGGCGGTTACGTAAAGATCACGGGTTCCCTGCCCCCGTCCTCACTTATCCTACGCGTTATAGCCGCAAGGCAGTAACACGCTGGATAGAGGAGGGAGGGATTAATCGACAAATATGATAATTAGTAATTTAGTTAATCATCATCATTCAACATTTGAACAAGGCTTTCCATGCATCTCGGCAAGCCTTGCAATTCTTCATGATCAAATGATATTTTTTCTTTTTTGAGAGTGAATTTATGCGGGACTTCGATAATTCTATAAAAATCAATCGGGGTCTCTCTTTTAGAGAGAGACATCATAATACTGAAAATAGTTGTATATTTACAACGAAGCCCAAAAGTTATTTCGGACAGATATATAGATGAATTTTGCAAACCAACATCTGATAACATTCGCCACTCTTCTTCATATTTCCACTGTTTTGCCTTTCTCAAAAATATATCATGCTCTATTTCTGTCTTTGCCTTTTGATCCCCCGCTAACATCCTATGTATCTGACTAATCTTTATCTCTCTAGATTCACTTGTATAGCTTATTGGTCTTATTTTATTAGCAACACTTTCAGGTATAGAATAACCTAAACAAAGGCCTTTATGGTTATCAGCATAGTGAGCCCACATTAGCGGACACTTATCTTTTTTTGACAAAGAAAGCACCCCTCTATTATACCCTGACAATATAATATTCCCAATCGTATTAGCTAATACTTGTTTGATCGTCGGAGCATTATAGTCGTATAGTCCAAATGAAAATTCAGAATAGATACCTGAAATTATTTTATCTGTTTCACTCATGCTTAAAAGAGAAATTTTGTCAGTGGTTTTTGGACCGTTGTAACGTAGGTTTTTTGCGGCCACCTTTAATTTCTTTTCAGAGTTTTGCTGAAGAAGCGTTGAAAGAATATTTCGTAACTTCTCCTCTTCATTCACATCATCGAATATTGTGACTTTACAATCTAACGGATCATTAAATTGGATTGGGTTTGCAAAATACAAATAATCATCAATTATCAACTCCATACAATCATCGTTAAAACTTTTATATTTAAATAATTTTTTAGGAGTTTGCATATAGAGACCTTTGATATGTGATTAACATTAACTTAACTTTGTTTTTTTACATGCCAAAAAATTTTATCTGCATAAAGCTCATAAGCTTCTTTCTGTTCCACCAGCCAATCGTGTTTGTTATACACCGCCATCACTCCCCCTAACTCATGCCCCAGCATCTTTTCTGTGACGTGAGGCATAACCCCTTCCCCTGATAAATTCGTCACCAGCGAACGCCTGAAGTCATGTGTTCGCCACTCTGGTATATCAATTTTATCCCTTAATTTTTTCATATAGAGATTTGCTGACGAGCGATCTATAGGCTTGTCCAGTTCCTGGCCGGGAAACAGAACATCATTTCCAGCATTGAGGAGCCTTTCAACAAAAGGTTTCACCTGGTCAAACACCGGGCGACGGATAACGTTACCCATCTTTGAATGTTCTGCTGGAGTCGTCCAGATAAGATCATCCATATTGAACTCACTGGCAGTAGCAAGGCGCAGCTCTGATAGCCTGGCTCCCCAAAGCAAAAGCAGCTGATGAAGCACCTTGTTAGAGGTAACGATCTTGTTGTTCTCCAGCGCCAGCCAGATTTTAGCCAACTCGGTATACGTGAGAACACGGCTACCCACATCAGGTTTTTTTCCAATGGTCTTAACGCTAAGCTTCAGGACCTCGCACGATGGGATCAACTGGCGGCTGATACACCAGTTCATTACAGAACGTAGTTGTAGAAGAAGCACCCTGGCCTTTTTGCTGTTCTTCTTTTCCTGCTTATCAAAGAAACGCACCCATGCAGAAACAGGAATGTTTACTACCGGAGCGTCCGGGAATTCTGTGTACATCGTTTTGTACACAACTGACTTGTACAGCGTCTGAGTGTTCGGCTTCAGCGTTTCAACATACTTGCCCCACCACTGATCCAGGCACTCTTTGAGAGTCAGCTCGCCATCTTCTTTGGCAAAATAATTTTTCGGGTTTAGCCCCTTGAGGTACAATTCGCGCATCTCACCGACGACAACGCGCGCCTCCTTGAGAGACATAGCGGGATAGCGGCCAATGGAGAGGCGAACGGGCTTACCGTTCCAGCGATAACGAAACTGGAATGTGATCGTGCCTGTGGGAGTTATGCGTACACTCAGCCCGTCACCATCTGTGACCTCAGCTGCGCCGCTGTATGGCTTAGCATTGATGCTTCGGAGTTTGGTATCACTAAGGGCCAC